TGGAGGTCACGACAGGCAGGAAATGGCCCATAATTTTTTGCGAATGGTCGGGATAAACAACTATCAGCCCCAATCTTGTCTCAATAAGCCCTTTTGATAATGCGACTCGCAAAAGCCTCAACTGATGCCCAATGGCCCTGACCCAAATCCAATTAGCCAACGCGCTGGACTCAAATCCAGCGAGCGTGTCCATCTGGAAAAGCCGGGGGATGCCGGTGGACTCGGTGGACGCGGCCAAGGCGTGGGTAGCGGCCAACGTCCGCCGAAACAAAGGGGCAAGAATAAGCGGCCTAGTGGCCTCGGAAAACCTAGCAATGGGGGCAAGGCCAAGGCTGGACCGCGCAGCCGAGGGGGAGATCCGACACTACGAGCTATGGAAAGCGGCAGCGAACAGCCAGGACATGAACAGCCGCTCGGTGGCCGAGCTGGCCGGGGCATGGCGCGACAGTCGGAAGGCGGCAGCGCAGGCCGAGCAGGAGCTGGCAGCATTTCTAGCAATGAAGAACGCAACACTCAACAAGCAGGAGACAGTAGCGGCGATTCGTTCGCTAGTCTCGGCACTGAGGCAGGATTTCTCGACCTTCCCCTGGGGCCGACAGGCCACGGAGTTGATGAAGAAGCATCTGGGGACATTGCCCAGCTCCTTGAGCGAGGCGACCGCCACGGCTTAGACTTTGCCTGGGGCGAGGCAAGGGCCGTGACCCTTGAGCCTCCCAAGCTCGGGGTGGTCGAGTGGGCCGAGGGCAATCTCAAGCTGTCCGAGCGCATTACCAACAAACCCGGCAGCTACCTCACGACTCGCACGCCGTATGTGCGCGAGGTGCTGGAATGCTTTGCTGATGACCGAGTGCGTCGGCTGGCTTTGGTCTGGGGGGCGCAGACCTCAAAGACCACGGCCATCATCGTGGGCATGGCCTACAAATTAGACAACGACCCCGCGCCCTGTCTGTGGGTTATGCCTTCAACGCACTTGGCTAGGTCATTTTCTGAAACGCGGTGGATGCCGCTCATTGACCAGAACCCGACGCTGGCGCGGCACAAAGAACCCGACCCTGACAAATACCGATTGCTTGAGCAGCACTTTGACCGCATGAGCGTGTGGTTCACTGGCAGCAACTCGCCCGCCTCGCTTTCCTCTCGCTCGATTGCCGCCCTCTGCATGGACGAGCTAGACAAGTTCCCGGCTAAAGGCGGCAAGGAGTCAGCGCCGTTGCAGTTGGCCGAGGCCCGCGTGGCCACCTATCCGCAGCACATCATCATCACGACCAGCACCCCGACCTACGAGGACGGCGCGATATGGGAGGAATGGCTTAAGGGCGATCAACGCAAATACTTTGTGCCGTGCGCCGGCTGCGGCGAGGCGTTTGTCATGGAGTGGGAGACAATCAAATGGTCACAGGATGCCAAGCAAGATTCCGCGTGGAACATGGAAGCTGTTGCAGAAACGGCGCGATGCCATTGCCCAGCCTGCAACCACGCACACACCGAGGCCGACAAGGCGCAGATGCTGGAGCGCGGCGAGTGGCGGGCAACCGACCTAGCCGCCGAGCCAGGGCGCAGAAGCTATCACCTATCGTCACTTTACGCTCCGTGGCGCAAGTGGTCAGATCTGGCCGTCAAGTTTCTTCAAGACCGCGAAACACCGGGCGGGTTGCAGGACTTCTTCAACCGTGAGCTGGCCCTGCCGTGGAAAGCCGCTGGCTCGCTTATCACCACAGCCATGATCCGCGAGCGGGTGGACGCCTCGCCTCGATACACCATCGGAGAGCCGCCCGAAGGCAAGATGCTGGGCCGCATCATGTCCGTTGACGTTCAACAGACCGAACTGTGGTGGATCATCCGCGAGTTGCACGAAGACGGGTCAAGCTACCTTGTCGATTACGGCGCGGCCATCGGCTGGGACTTGATCCTTGAAAAGTTCCGCCACTACAAATGCTTCAAGGGAGTAGTAGATTCGGGCTATGCCGCCAAGACCCCAGCGGGAGTTTACGATTTCGTGGCGCGCTCGGGTGGCCTCTTTTGCGCGGCCAAAGGGCGCACGGTTAGCCAGGGACTGCGGGAGCCGTGGAAGTTCCAGCAGATTTTGGGCGCGGGCCACAACATCTGGATGCTGCAATTTGACGCCGAATTTTGGCAGGCGAGGCTTTACCATGACGTTCTCCGCGACGGACGCGGCAAATGGTATCTGCCGCGAGACATTGCCAAGGACTATGTGACGCAGTTGCAGGGGGAGGCGCTGGTCGAGAAAGAAGGCGTGGCCAAGTGGACTCGTCTAGGTGAAAACCACTTGGCCGACTGTGAAAAGATGGGGCTTGTGCTGATAGACTCAATTATGTCTCAATTTAATGTGGCAACCCAAAATCCAACATGACCTTCTTACTTTTATGGGCGGTGTTTGGAGTGATTGGTTATTTTATCGGCGGTCAAAAAGGACGCGCAACGGAAGGCGCGGTGCTTGGCTTGCTGCTTGGGCCTATCGGCTGGCTGGTGGTTCGCTTCGGTCCAGACTTTCGCACTGACAAGGACAAGATTAAGGCCGTGGAAAAGTCGACAAGAATCCGCGTGGCCAAAGACGGGCAAGATTTAGGATTGATAGATTTGCCCGCAATCAAGCTGCATTTGCGATCCGGCCACCTAACATGGCAGGATTACTACTACAACGAAGACGCCGCCGATTGGGTTTCGCTTGCGACCTGTCCGCAGCTTTCTTCCTACGGGGAATCTTTGAGCGAGCGGCCCGCTCTTTGACACACGCCGCGAGTGCGTGACGGACGCCGCCATTTTATCTGAGGTATTTTCGGCCTCTGAACTTTCGCAACTGAAAGCCTCTTGCAAGAGCCAGATCCTCTCTGGCGGGGCCAGCCAGGCGTTTGTGGTCAGTTCCAGCGTTGGTGGGCGCAGCGTCACGCTTCAGCAAACCTATTCCTGCTGGGATATGCTGGGTCTAATCGAAACAGCCCTCGCCATCAACGCCGGCACGATTGGCAACTCCCGCGTCACGCAGATGCGCTTCCCAAATAGAACATGAAGACCAAGCCGACCAGATTTGTTGACCGCGTGGCCGCAGCCTTCGGGTTCTCACGCATGATCGAGGCCGTGAACCACCGCAGTGAGGAGCGCGGCTGGGTTTACGCGCAGGCGCAGGACTCCAAAGTCGACCTTTCGTCCTATGACCGCACCCGCCTCATGGCATTATCGCGCAAGTGTTTCTACAACAACGCGATAGTCAGGGGCGCGGTGCGTGATAAAGCGATGTATTCCGTGGGCAGCGGCATCGGCATCCGCCCGCAAGCCATGTCTGGCGACCAGGCGTGGGACGATGCTGCCGAGGCTTGGTGGGAAAATTGGGCGCGCTCGCCCGAGATTAGTGGCCGTCACGATATGCGCTCCCTCCAGATGCTGGTTTCCGAGGCTATTGACCGCGACGGGGAGATCTTTGCGGTGCTGACCGCCAAGTCAGATGGCGCTCCCGCTGTGCAGATCGTGGAGAGCCACCGCATCGAGTCGCCCGATACAGCGGCGGGCAACGCCGGGGTGGTGGATGGCGTGAAGTTGGACAAGTTCCAGCGCCCGCTGGGCTATTTTATCGGGGAAGGCGACGAATACCCGCGCCGTCACCGCGAAGTAAAAGCAGACGTAATGCTGCACGTCTACGAGCCCGAACGCTCCGACCAGGTGCGCGGCTACCCCGCCATCGGCGTGGCGCTCAACAGTGTTTTAGACCGCGACGAGCTGCTTCGCTTTGAGATGATGGCAGCCAAGGCCGGCAGCAGCATCGGCCTTGTGATCAAAAACGCCACAGGCAACATCGGCGCGGAAGGGTTCCTTGGCGACTTTAGCAAAGACAGCAGCGGCAACCTAACCCGCGAAAGCATTTTTGGCGGTGGCTTGGTTCCTCGCATGAAAAACTCGGAGGACATCCAGTCTTTCGTAATGAATAGGCCGAATGAGAAGCTCGACAAGCATCTTGAGCAATACATCCGTGCAGCGGCTATCGGCCTTGGCCTGCCTTACGAGTTTGTCTGGGACACAAGCGCGATTGGTGGCGTGGCGCAGCGTTTCATCATTCAAAAGGCGGCGAGATGCTTTGCCGCCCGGCAGGATGTGCTGGTCAATGCCTTCCTGTCAAAGCTCTGGCGTTACGCTATCGCTCGCGCTATTTCCCGCCGCGAGTTGCCAATGGTGGCCGGCTGGCAGCAAGTCGGATGGCAGACTCCGCGCAGCATCACCGTGGACGTGGGCCGCGAGGCCACCGCCCGCCGGGATGACGTGAAGGCGGGCCTAATGACTCTTTCGGACTACTTTGGCGAGCAAGGCATTGATTGGAAAGAGGCCGTGGCTGAGATCGCCGCCGAGCGTGAATTTGCTGCCGACCTCGGCGTAATGATCGGAGTGGAGCAGGCGCAGCCGCAAGCAGCGATCATTGAAGAACCGCAAGCGCCCGCAGTGGTTGAGCCACAGTTAGAAACCAAGCAGGAACCAACCGAACTCGCCCTGCCTAAAAAGCGCAAACGTCTTTACCGCCGCAAGAAGGCCGACAAGCCGACCCCTTGACATGAGGGCAAGCGAGTATGGACTCGCTCAAATTTGAAGGAATATCTGTCGCCACGGTCGGCCCCGCCCTTGGCCACAGCATGATGGTGGACGATGTGACTCTCTTGCAGGCCGAGGAGGCCGGCAAGGTGGGCAGCCCGGTTAAAGTGTTTGTGGATCACGACGAAAGCATTGATTCGCTCATCGGGTTCCTGGCTGATTTCCGCATCGAGGGCGACCAGCTGCGCGCTGACTTGGAACTTCTTGCCTCTCACCCACAGTCGAGCTTCTACCAAGAGATTTTGACCAAAGCGCCCAACCGTGTCGGCTTTTCCATGACCTTCAGTGGTGTTCCCGAGGAATCAGAGGAAGGAACCCGCCTGGCTCGGGTGAAAGAACTTGTCAGCGTGGATCTGGTTAGCCGCCCCGCCGCCAATCCTGACGGCGTGTTTCGCGCCATGCCGGTGGCTGAAGTTGTCCAAGCAGTTGACACGAACGAGAAGGGCATGGATCAAAAATCCGCTCCTGAACAGTTCGACGCGAAAGCTGCCATCGAAGCGATGGCCGCTGAACTCCGCGCCGAGATCAAATCCGCTTTGGAAGAAAAAGTCGAAGCGACCACCGAAGCTCCCGCCCCAGCTCCCATCGAGGACAGCAAATCCGCTGAACTCGCCGCAAAGCTGGAGTTGGTCACCAGCAAGCTCTCCGCGCTTGAGGTCGAACTCGCCGCTCGCGGCGACAACGCCATCAGTGGCAACGGTTCCGCCGTTTCCATCGAAGACGCTTACGCTTCCGGCGACCGCGCGACCAAATTTGAAATCGTTCGCAAGGCTCTTGAAGCCCGCGACTTTTCCCTCATCAGCAAACTCAAAAACAACAAGTAAAACATCATGGCTTCCATCACTGGTCTAAACGACGACATCATCAGTTCAGCGGCGCTCAAAGCGTTTGTTGATTCCCTGCATCCCCTGTCCGCTTTCTCCGTTAACTATAACGCCGAAGCAGCGCGCAAGGGCGAAGTGGTGAGCATCCCGCTCATCAGCTCGATCACTGCCTCGACTTTCAACAACACCTACGAAGGTGCTGACGGAGACGTGACCCTCACGGCCCGCGAGGTCACCATCGACAAGCATTTCTTGTCCACGGTTGATTTCACTGACACCCAGTGGAGCAAGTCCTCGGCCCTCACCCCTCAGATGCTGGCCGACATCGGCGCAGAGCAGGGCCGTGCGGTTGCCCAGGCGTTCATCAGCTCCGTCTGGAGCATGATTACCACCGCTAACTACGGCGCGGCGGTTGCCAGCTTCACCTCGGCCTCCTTCAGCATGGCGGAAGTCCGCAAGGCTCGTTTGGAGCTGACCAAGGCGAAAGCCCCGCAGAATGACCGCTCGCTCTTCTTGGAGCCCGAGGCCTACGACGCGCTGCTGTCCGACAGCACCAACATCCTCGCCAACCTCAACTTTGGCAGCGAAGGCGTGCGCGAAGGTGTGGTTCGCCGTTTGGCCGGCTTGAACGTCTACGAGTCGACACTGATCCCTGCGACCAACGTCGGAACCAGCATCACTCTGGCCGCGTTCGCGGTGCATCCCTCGGCCATTGCCGTGGCGATCCGCACCCTTCAGCCCCAAGCTCCTTCAGAGTACCTTGAGGCCCGCACCATCGTTGATCCTGTCAGCGGCATTGGTCTGGGATACCGCCGTCACTATAATACGGCAAATGGCACTCATTTCTTGAATTTTGAGGTAGTCGGAGGCTACACCTACGGTGTGACCGCTGGCCTTAAGATCTTGGCTAAGAAGGCCTAATCACTGGTCTGGTTGTGTGTTCCGCAAGCCCCCGGCATTAGCCGGGGGCTTTGCTTTGGGCTTGGTTGACAAGCGCGCCGTGCGCGAATGGACACACCACAGTCTTTGGCGTTGGTCGCTATCACTGGAAATAGCGAGGGTTACATCGGGCGGTTCATTGAGAGCTTTCAGAAGCTCACGCCCCACATCTACATCGTGCGGGCCTGCGGGGGTAGGGAACGAGACTGCTCCCTAGACATTGCCCGAGAAATGGGGTGCAAGGTGGGCGAATACAAAAACGCCGAGGCCTTCCAGTTTTGGGACCATGTGGACAACTTTGCCAACGCTAGGCAAATGGCCACCGACATGGCGGAGGCAGATGGCCACCAGTGGTTAATGTGGGCCGATACGGACGATATTATCGAGCAGGAGTCCTGCGACATTATCCGCCAGCACCTTTCCGAGACGGCCACCACAACCACGTTGGCCATGATTCCCTACCGTCTGACCAACAACGGCCTCAACCTCCTGCGCGAACGCATCTGGAAGGCCGGCACGGCACGCTGGGAGGGGGCAGTCCACGAACATCTTGAGCCATTTGACAAGTCAGGGGAGGGCCAAGTCCGTTGGGAGGACGCCCGCATCGTCCACGCTCCTGACGAAAAGAAAGACGCTGCTGCTGAAAAGCAGGGCAACGCCCGCAACTGGCGCATCCTGTCCAGCCAGCCAGGCTGGGAAAAAGACCCGCGCTGGCTGTTCTACGGCAGCCTTGAGCATTTCGGCATGAAGGAGGACGCCCGAGGCATGGAGTTGGCCATCGAGGCGCTGAAACATGAGACGCTTTCTGGCGACGAACGCTACGAGCTGTATTTGCAACTGGCCATGCGGACACCCGTCTTCCCCGCCAAAAAGTCACTTCTCCATGAAGCCTACAGGGTCAGCCCTTGGCGCAGGGAAGCCCTGGCGCAGCTCGCCGCAACCAGCCTAGACAACGACGAGGCGCAAGACGCCTTGGCTTATGCTCGGGCCTTTATGTCGCTGCCAGTGCCTGAGATTGTCCCGTGGACCCATCGCCCGGTTGTCTATGGGTTTGGGGGCGTCGGGCTTTATGCCTGCACGCTGCGGGCCAATGGCGACACCAAGCGCGCCGATCAGTTTGAATTGGATTGGTTCAAAAAGTGTGGCGGCAAAATAAGCGTTTGCCATCCTACTCGGGGCCGTCCGCTACAAGCCGCCGAGACGCGCAAGAAATGGCTAGAGGCAGCAAAAGATCCGCAGTCCGTGGAATACATCTTTGGGTTTGCCGAAGACGATGACGAGACGCGGGACATCTTGGGACGTTTCAAGCACGCGCTGTCGCCCGCCGGCCTCATGGATCAGGTCGGCGGCAACGCTGTCGCCAACTACAACGCAGCGGTCAAAGCCTCCACAGGCCACATTATAGTAACCGCGCAGGATGACATCGAGCCGCCGCTTTTTTGGGACGAGCTTGTCTGGCAGGCTCTGGAGCCGCACCTTAAAAGGCCCAAAGTCTTAGGCATCAAAGACGGCCACCGCAACGACGGCCTTATGGTCACTTTCATTTGCACGCGGCCAACTCTCGGCTGGCTCGGCAACGGTGGCGGCATTCTTTCTGGCGACTACCACGGAATTTATTCCGACACCGAATTTTCCCACCGTGTCCGCAAGGCCGGCATTGTCTTGGACACTGACATTGTGTTTTTGCACAATCACCCGGCTTTTGATTCTAAAGTTCCAACAGACGCCATTTACGATGTTGAGAACAGCAACGAGGCTTACAAATTCGGGGCGGAAGTCTTTAAGCGCAGGAACCCTGATGCCTTTGACTCCAAGCCATAGGGCATGGCCACCCAACTAGATACGGCGCACGTCTTAGGCATTGGCGCAATTACTGACCTTGGCGGCGAGGTGGTCACGATTGGCGACATCGCTTACCGCGCCATTGTCGGCAGCCTAGATGAGCGCGACGAGTTAGCCGAGGGCGGCGTGCGGCAGATCCGCAGCGTGCAACTGGGCCTGCCAGCGAGCGCATTCCTGCCGAGTTTCGGCAGCGTAAACAATGCCGTGCCGACCATTTGGAGCCGTATCACCGTGCGCGATCAAGAGCTGCAAGTGCTGTCCGTGAACCGCGACCCTGCCGTAGTCGAGATCACTGCCGGCGGGCTGGCAGAGTAGGGGGCTCTATGGCCGCAATCAACCTGACCATCAGCTTGGATGAGCTGCGCGAGTTTGTGCCGAAGTTCGTCAACGCCACCAAAAGGGAGGTGTCGCTTGAAATGCGCCGCCAGGGGCGTCTTTTAGTCGCGGGTGATAGTGGCTTTGGCTTGGTTTCCATCACCGCGCCACAGGGCGATGGGGACAGCGCAAAGGCCATTGGTGACCTTGCCGTAAGGCGCGACATTAGCAAAGTCTTTGCCTCAACTGGCACTATTTTGGGCATCCTGCGGGAATCGGGAAAGCAGGGCGACCAAATCAAATTTAAACGCGACATCAAAAACGGAAATTTGCAAAAGGCCAAGGACTTCATAAACGGCCAAGCGCCCACGTCTGTCCAGGTCAAGGGCTACGTCCGCAACGGCAAAGCAGTCAAAGCCTACTCGCAGACAAGGCAGGCCAGTGTTTTTTCTGACCCGCGCCTTGGTCGCATTGAACACATTGCTGACGAGCCAAGCCGAATGCTGCACCAAAGCCGCCGTGGCTCAAGAGGAACCATTAGGCGGTCGCAGTGGGCGCAGATCGTTTTAAAAAAGACGGCGCTTAATGCATACGTCACAGACACCATTAAAAGAGTCGGCTTACTTAAAGCCGGGTGGGCCAAGGCCGCAGACCAGGCCAATCTCGGGGTCAGTGTGCCGCGCTTTGTCAGGAACAATGTGGACCGCGCTATGGGCAAAGGCCGCGTCAGCGACGGCGACCCTTACAATATGTTTGTTGAGCTGATTAACGAAACGCCAGTGGCCTCAACCAAGATCAACAAGGGCAGCATTCAGTTCCTTCTTAACCTCCGCAAAGAAAACATCTTGGCCGAATTTGAAAAACGAGTTGGCAAGGTGGCAAAGGCAGCATGATTAACCGCGAAATTGAAGCCAGCTTTGCCGATTGGATCACCTCGGGCGTCAGCGGCACGTCTTTGGTCGGGGCGTCTATCCGTAGCGGCGTGCCTCCCGAGTCGCTGTCTTACCCTGCCGTGATTGTGCAGGCCAATTCCAGCGAAGTCTTGGAAGGCGGGGCTAGGCAGGGCTCTCGGATCAACGTAGATATTTCTGTGGTCAGCTCCGCAAGCAACGAAAGCGGCTGGCAAACCGCGCACAAAAACAGAGTGGGGGCGCTGGCCAAGCTAATGGACGATACCAACACTAACCCAAGCCTTGCCTCGATCAACGCCGCGCAAAGCGATTACACCCTCTATGGCTGGGCCTTGTCCGAGTTGGCCAGCGAAACCTCGGCCAACCACCAAGCCGACAGCTTCCGCTTGGCTGCTGTGGCCGGCGACCGCATTGGGACCACGCCGACAGGGCCGACCAACGCCGACCCGCAGGACTTCAGCCTGCGCCATGAGGTCGAGCAGATCTTGACCGCGCACCTAATGGCCGAGTTGCCCGAGGCCGTCTCTGACGATTATTCGGTGCAGCCTTATTACAACGAAGCGCCCGCCGCCGGCTCCCGCATCGTGGCTG